ACTATAGATGATGATAATAATGTTGAAGTTGCTGTTGGTGGTGTTGTATGTGTAAGTGCAGCAAGTGGAGCAGCAGGCGCAGCTACTCAGATTAAAAATGATTCAGCTAGTGGAGTATTAATACTTAAGCATAGTGGATTTACTTCAAGTGCTAAAGATACTGCTGCAGATGCATCAGCAGATATTATGATACATTCAGCTAACTCAAATAGTGCATCAGCTATATGTAAATTGAGTGTAGAAAATAAGGATGTATTTGTAATTCCATATACAGGTCAAGCTTGTAGTGGATTTTATGCATCAAATCAAGCAGGAACAGCTTCTAAACCTGCATATTTAGAATACTGTTTTATTAATAATGAAGAATAATGGAGTAAATTATGGCTAAAGGATTACAAGACTATACAGTTGATGAAAGTACCTCGCCTTATGTAAGCGCAGTCGTTGCTACAACTAACGACCAAGATGCTACAAGAGCAGTTCATATGAAGGGTACTTCAGCAAATGTTACGTTAACAGTAAATGGAGTTGATATAGTATTTCACTTGTTAAAAGGACATACTTATCCAATTTCATGTACTAAAGCAAGTGCCGCTACAGTAGTAATGTTATATTAGGAATATAAATGCCTGAAACAACTAAAACGTATGCTAACATAGAAGTATTACAAGGTGCAGATTATGAGATGACAATAACTCTTGATTCTGCAACTACTGGTAAAACTTATGTTATGATGGTTAGAAAAGATTTTACTGGAGCTACTGATTTTGGAGGAAGAAACCAAACATCTCCTTTTAGAACTGAGATATATGAAACAGATGACACTGACTATGGAAAGCTAACTGCAACTGACTCAGGAACAGTGTATACTGTTAAAATAAAATTATACGCAGCTTGGACTGAAACATTAGATGATGATTTTGATGGATATTGGGAAATAGTAGAAAAAGATAGTTCAAGTTATTCAAGAATAGCTCAAGGTGAGTTTTATATTAATAATTCTGCAAGTAGACTTGCTAGTATTACAGGAAGGAGTGATTAATGGCAACAACAATAAAAGTAACAACATCAGCTACAACTAAATCAGTTGGGAATCAGACTGCTGCTAAGTCAAGTGAGTCTTTTTCATTAAATACAAAAAAAATTACTCACGATTCTCCAGGAATAACTGCAAAAAATTTATCAGCTGCTCTCGATGAAGTCGCAGGGCAACAATCAAAACAGGCATCAGCACCATCTTCTCCCATAGAGGGAAATATGTGGTATGATACTGACGATGATGTAATGTACATCAGAGATGAAGATTCATGGAACGAAATCCATGTTTCTGGTCGTACTGCTCTAGACGGTGGTACATTCACTTAACCAATAGGAGAATACTATGGCTAATACCATACAAATAAAAAGAGCAGCGAACAATGGTTCAAGCTCAACGCCAGGTTCTCTAGCGTCTGGAGAAATGGCATTAGACCAAGCGGGTAAGAAGTTATTTATTGGAAGACATAATAACTCTTCAGTAGAAGTATTTCAACTCGCAACATTAGACGACTTAACAGGTGGCGCAGGCATAACAGCTTCAGCTGCTTCAAGTGCATCAAATAGAGCAAGAACACTTTCTTTAACTCTAGATGATTCAAACATTTATGCATCTACTAGTGCAAGAGGTATCGCATCTTTTAGTAGTGATAACTTTGCAGTATCAAATGCAGGTGCAGTTACAATAAAAGACGATGGAGTAATTTTAGGGACTGAAACATCAGGCTCTTATGTTACAAGTCTTGTAGCAGGCACAGGTGTAACTCTTTCTAATAATTCAGGAGAAGGAGCAACCCCAACTGTTGCAATTGGACAAGCAGTCGCAACAAGTAGTAACCCTCAATTTGCAGGCGTAACCGCAGGTAATATTACAGTAGGTGTTTCTACAGATAATACAATTCATACATCAAGTGGCGATTTAACTCTTAATGCGTCAGGTGGAGACATTATAATTGCAGGAAATTTACAAGTTGATGGAACTACTACGACTGTAAATAGTACTTCAATAACTGTTGACGACCCAATTTTCACAGTAGGTGGAGATAGTGCTCCTGGCTCAGATGATAACAAAGATAGAGGTATGATATTTAGATATCATAATGGCTCAGCAGCTAAAATGGGATTTTTTGGTTGGGATGATTCAGCAACTAAGTTTACATTCATAGCTGACGCAAGTAATTCTAGTGAAGTAATTAGTGGTTCTGCAGGTGATGTAGCATTTGGTGGAATTACAGGAACTTCATTAGACGGTTGTACAATTAATGGTGGAACATTCTAATAGGAGGAAATAATGGCAAATACCATCGTATTAAAAAATAGAAGCAACACAAGCAGTCCCGCTCCTGGAACTAGTGATTTATCTAGTGGAGAAGTGGCTATTAATTATCATGAAAGTGTAAGGAAGCTTTATTTTAAAGATTCAGGAAACACAGTTCGTGAAATTGTAGACTCTCAAGGAGTTGATGACCAAGCGACTGCTCTTGCGATTGCGTTAGGATAGGTTATGGCGAATACATTTAAACTAAAAACAAAAGCTAGTTTGACTACTAGTTTAGCTGCAGTATACACAGTGCCTTCTAGTAAAACTGCAATTATTCTTAGTATATCATTGGCAAACAAGACAGGAAGCGCAGTAACTTCAGATGTCTTAGTTGTTTCAGATACTAGCGACACAGAAACTAATGCAAACTCTTATTTGCTGAAAGGTGCTCCACTACCCGCAGGTAGTACGCTAGAAATTATGCAAGGAAATAAATTAGTATTACAAACAACTGATGTTCTCCAAGCAAAAGCTAGCGCAGGAACTTCAGTAGATGTAATTGTCTCACTTATGGAGATGGATGTCTAGTGGCATATTATGGATTTAAACCTGCCGAACAAGCGATACAGATTGGCGATAATACTATTGTCTCAGCTGATATTGCTGATGGAAGTATAGTAAATGCTGATTTAAATAGCTCAGCTGCTATTGCTATGTCTAAGACACAATTAGTAGCAGGGACAGGAATTACTTTAGCTACTAATACTCTTAACGTAGACGCAGCTCAAACTCAAATAACTTCAGTAGGAACTCTTACAGGCTTAACTGTGGCTTCTCATACATTAATAAATCCAAGTGCATCAACATCATCTTATTTGCAATTTGCTACAGGAGGCACAACTTATGGTTATGTAGGTAGTGAATCATCTATTGTAAGTGGTGGTACAGCATCAGATATGACAATAGGTGCATCAGGTGATACAAATTTAACATTGACTACCAATGGAGCAGTAAGAGCTACATTAAATTCTTCAGGGACTACTTTTGCAGGTAATGTTAATATATCAACTTCTTCTGACCCTGCTCTTACACTTACTTCTGCTGAAGGAGGAACGGATGATTGGAAAATATATATTGCAGGTACAGGTCTTAAATTTAGGAATACAACTGATAGCAATACTGCTTTTGAATTAACAGAAGAAAACAATGCTACTTTTGCAGGTACAATCACAAATACAGGTTTACATACAATCAATCAATCTGCAGATGAGGATGGTATAAGATTTAGAGGGTATGATGATGCAAATAGTTATTATGGTAAAATTGGTTTAGGAAGTGGTGGCTATTTACAAGTATTTGCAGAAGGAAATAGGAGTATTGATTTAAAGTCAGGCAGACAAATAAGATTCTTTACTTCTACTGATAATAGCACTTATAACAATTCAGTTAATTTTAATAGTGATGGTACATCTACATTTTCAGGTAATCTATTAATGCCCACAGGAAATTTGCTTGTAGGAACAGATGGTGGTTCTGAGAATTACGCAAGAGTTATTAATGGAAGTAGCAATCAAAGTAGAATAGAATTTAATTGTGGTGGAACATACTGGTCAGTAGGGCAAAGGGGTAATGATTCTAATAAATTTTATATAAGTAACAATAATTCACTTGAAGCAGGTGTAGCACTAACGATTGACACTTCAGAAAATGCTACTTTTGCAGGTAATGTTACAGTAGATGGTGTAAGATACCATACAAGAGGCTCAGGTCATAATATGAGGGCATCTACCCATACCTTATCTAGCAACGATATAGTAAGTGGGACTCCAAGTAGCAATGGAAGTGATATTACTTTTGAATTTGATTATAACTTTAATTATCATGATGTATGGGAAGGAGTACAAGTCAATTTACAACAAGATGGCAACTCAGCAGTAAGATACAATGCAGTTGTATATTGTTATGCAGGATATTATAGTCCTCATTTTACTTGTCAAAAATTAATGGAATTTAATGGAAGTGCAGGAACAATAGATGGGGTGACATTTGCCATGACATCAGGTAATAGCAATTACAATGCAAGGAAATTATTAATGACTGTCCAAATGAATTCAAATTATAATTGGAATCAAATGGAAGGCACAATAGGATGGCATAGAGGGTGGAATTAGGAAATAAATTATGGCATTAACGACAATTAAAACAGGAGGATTAGCTGACAACAGTGTAACTGATGCAAAAGTTGCAGACGCAATAACTG